AGAATGTAGACGTTTCCGAACCTTTTCTAACTGAGGAATACCAATGAAATCTTCATGATATTCAACAGTAGAAACAGGTTCATTGAACTGTCGGTCCATATCCTCAATGAGTGATTGACTCAAACTCTCGTCAGAGAGATAAGGAATAGAGATGCAACCTTTTTCTGGTTCGATCCGTTTAAACAGATCATGGAGATAGATAAGAATATTTGTACGTTGTGTACGTACATCCTTTTCTTTCTCACCCCAGTTTAGGGCCAAACCTCCATGGCTCACGGGTACACTAATATCACGGACAGTACGAGACAATTTAGACCGATTAATGGTCTTAAATAGAATCTTGACTTCTTCCGTGGGTGTATCCGAAAGCATCAATTCCAAGTCCCTCAGACATTCTCCAAGAATTTCTGTTCGACGATCAAGAACTCTTTGTTTACCCGAATTTAGAACTTTACCTCCATAAATCAGTTGGGAGTTAACAGTTCCGAATTCAGAATGTACATAATTCTTTCCTAAGGAAAGGGAGAGCCCGAATTCTTCGGCTTTCTTTTTCCAAATAGGATAGGAATCATACGGGGCTCGCATCAGGATGTCATCACCATTAATAAGATATTTATGGGATGGCACTCCAGCGGCCTGTGCGGTACAATCATTAAGTAAACAGAGAAGAGGGAAGGACAGAAGAGATCCCATCAATTGGCCACTTTCCTGTAATACTGGATCAAGATTTGATTCAGCAGGATAGACCAAGAGATGAGGAGAAATCTCTTTCATTGCCCACCTTTTCGTAGGTTCATGATCAATGGACTCAAGGATACCTTCCAAAAGAGCCTTAGTGGCTTCAATTGGAAAGGAATCTGTTGCTGCGGTATAATCACCCGATATCCAGACATCATCAGGATTTGAACTATTATAAATCCTTTCGATAGCCGGATCTAGGTTATTTGTACCATGGGTTAAACAGAATTGTTTTTCCTTACCCAGGGCGTGCCACATGGCACGCTGTAAGGGTTTTAGGCAAAAACAATCTGCTACCCCCGCCGTGATAGTCCTCACCTTGAGTGGTTCCACAATTGGTTCCACTCTTACAGGAAGGGGTCCTTCCGGCGGATAAGCATCAAATTCCAGAGAATAGGTATTTGACCGAATCTCAGGAGACGAGTTGAACCCAAGGGAGGTAGGAAGAAAAGGATTAATTTCCTTCTCATAAAATTCCAGACCAATTTGGGTTTGAGGTGTTTCAACTTGAGATTTAATAGTCTGAGTCCACGTTCGTCGAATGTTATCATGATGCTCAGATCGTTCTCGAAAAATCTGAAGGATATCTTCAAGGTACCTGTCGTGAACAGGTTCCCAGACATCGTCAGAATATCGTCCACCATCTAAAATTCCTTTTCGGAATTGTATGGTTCTACGATAGAACGAGGCCGAGAAGTCTCCGCGAGTTTCTCTTCGAGCTAAATTCATGATCTGCTTCGTATTACGAAGATTTTCGTGACGTATCCAGACAGGATCTCTCTTCAATTTATGTACAACTTTTTGTTCTACATATAAAGGAATATGGAAACGCCTCCAAAAGGAGGCGTCATCCAAGAT